TTGTATGTCTGTTCATATTGATGATTTTTGAATAGTTACCTTGTTATCGATGGTGATAAAGTTGAACTCATCGTATTGAAGCTCGAGATCAACACATATATCTGCGAAGTCAATTCGCTTGAGAACGATGTTCGTATCTGCCTCTGTTTGAAGAGCCATATAAACGAGCATGAATGTTGCTCGATTTCTCTTCATCATTACATCCTGATAGGTTGCTAAGTAGGTCAGGAACTCTCTACTGGTATATTCTTTTGTTTCCATGTTTTCAAGTTTATGAGATGGCTCTCGATTAATTTATGATTTCAATATTGTACCAATCAAGCTCATTGTCTGTTGACTTTGTGGGCTTTTGTCTGATTGTGGATATTTCATTTCTCCAATTGATAAAGTGAACGGTTACTTGACCTTGCTCCATTACCACCTTTCCGTAGATTGGTTTGTCAAGTACTGCAGCAGTCAATTTTACTTGTTGTCCTTCTTGTAAATCTGTTGAGTTAATCATATCCCTGTTTTCTAATGAGCTCCAAAGATATATACTTTTGTCATCATAACAATACTTAAAGCGTAATTATTTTTAAGGTTCGAATCCTGTTTTCATGTAACTGCCTGAGAACCAAGCAGATGAACCCTTAATTTGTTGACGAATTTAATTAGCGGAGAAGTCGAAGTTGCGATCCGCTACCATTCCAGCAAGAAACTCCTCGCAATTGACAGAAGCATTGAAGATGACATCCATCTCATCTCGCATCTTCCGGATGTTGTAATAAAGCATTCCGAGAATGACCACAGAACAAAGCATCAGAGCCGAGAGGATTATCAGAAGGATTGAAATGATGGTCAGGAGTACGCTCATAGGATTGAGTTGATGACCGTATGACCTCCAATAATTACGGCACAACCGATCGCGGGCTTCTTGCCTCTCTTCGCATAAGCAAAAGCATATTGATCGAAGTCGATTCCACATCCTACTTGAGTGCCAAAGATTACTCCTCTGTTCGTTGTGTAGTATTCTGTGTAGCATTGAGTATGCAGATGGCCTTGAACGGTTGACTGCATATCTGCGCGACATTTAGTCCGAGCAGTACCTCCCTCTCCGTGAACATATTGAACTCCATCGTATTCAATGCGATCAACGAAGTTCCATCCTGGAGCTCTCAGCACTTCACTATAGGACTTAATCCAAGCCTTCGGAATACCTCCTGAGAATGCTTTCCGAGCCACAATCCGATCATGATTGCCGATAATCACATCAGCCACAGGAAAGGTATCAACCCACTTCTCCAGCTTATTGATTGCAAGCTCAAGCTCATCTCCTCCTCCGAGTCCATCAGCATCTGTCTCATGGTAGCTGGAGTAGTGATTGTCTATAAGATCTCCGATCATAATCACATTTGTGCAGTTCCATCTCTGATATGAATCAACACAATGATTAAAGTACTCAGGCAAAGTGAATGGTTCGTGCAAATCTCCGACCACAAGAATCCTCCTCTCCTGATTCGTGAGATTATTGAATGCAGCCAATCTCTGCCCTTTCAATCTTGGCCTATGGTCAATCGCTCTCGGCATGAACTGCTTTAGCAAACTCAGGATCTAACTTCTCAATCTCAAGAAGATCAGTCTCCCAAGCTGCATCAGCCTCAAGTCTCTCCTCTTTTGTGGAACTCATTCCAAGATTCGCCTGTCTGCTTGCGTTCTTCTTTAGGTATCTGTCAATCTCTTCTCTGATTCCTTCGTTCTCTCGATATGTCATAGATGGTAGCCTAATGTTCCTGTAATCTGATGGTTAGTACTGAATCCGTAATCAATCCCAAATATAAAGCTCTTCCGGAATAGCAAGATTCCTCCTCCGACTGCTGGAGATGTCACTCCCTTGAAGTCTGTCTGCACTCCTCCTCTTGCGTAAACTCCAAACCTTAACCTCTCTGCTGGAGATTGTAAGCTAATTTTGAGATTCTCGCTCCTGTTTTGGTAGTTGCTCCAGGAGATTCTTACTTCCGACTCCTTGAATCGTGCAATGGTATCATAATTCAACTGCTCAGAGAGCCAAGTCTGCACTATGCTTATCGTATCTATCAATAACAACGTATCAGAGATGCGTTCTATTCTGTCAAGTGTAATCGTATCAAAACGAACTGAAACCTCCTTAGAAACGAATCTAACGGTATCCGTTTTCCATCGGTCAACATATTGAACTTCCGGAACAGGCTTCTCAATAGTGATTGTTTCCGGAGCTGGCCCTCCACATCCTCTTGATCCGAGAACTATTCCAATCGCGAAAGCTGCAATCAGAGGCCAGTACTCCTTAATAATTTGGAGGACTATGCTCATCCCCATAAATCAGCCTCCTCTTCTCTTCTTGCCGTAAGTCCAGCAAGCACCTTTCCATCAGCTTTATTCCATCTCTTGATCTCTCTTGGAATGTTCTGATTCATTGGCCCACTATTAATAAGAAGGAGCAAAGTGCTTCTCTTCAGGTTGCCAATGCCAAGATTATAGGTGAAGGAGATGAGAGCTGCCATCTTGTTATCTGTGAGCTCGTGCTTGAGAACAGAACGAACCTGATCAGCTACTTCCTTTATATAATGAAGGAGAATCTCCTCTCCTCTCTTCCTGTCAATGTCGCAATCATCAAGAGCTACCTCATCCCCATTCTCGTATCGAGTTGATCCGAAGCCGATAGTCGGAACTCCTCCAGGGCAGAGATATGCTTCAGGCATAAATCCTTCCCACTTCTTGATGATCTTAGCTGCGAGCTTTAGGCTTTTGTTGCTTCTTTTTCCCATTGCACTTTCCATCTTTACAATCGCACTCTCTCGGATAGAGAGCACACCATTTAAACTCTTTTACTCCATCCTTCAATCTTGCTCATCAGATGCTTCCAAACATCTACCCCTGTGATGCTTGCGATGTTCTCCATGTTACTCTTGAACTCAACAACTGCAATATATCCAGCAGTTAACTTAGCGACCGGAAGCCATTCCATAAAGGAGACCTCCATCACTCTACTCAAGATGATAGCAATTGAATAGAAGATAATCTTGCTTACCGTTCTCGCCATCCTGTTGGAACGAATCTCCTCTCCTCTGACCTTTGCCGCCTTACATCCGGTAATTACATCAGCAAAGATAAGCACTCCAAGCCCAGCAAGAGCTGCTACTATTGGAGCGAAAAAAAATACAATGTAAGGCACTCCCAACTTCAGGACAGTACTTATCTCGAATGCCTTCATCAGTTCCTCTCTAAATAAGCAGAAGCATCTTCTGCGTTTTGAAACACCTCCCAAGTATCAAGCTCCGGAAGTAAACTCCCAGTCCATTCAAGGCTTCTGTACTGCGTTTCCGAAGTAGCCTCAACAACTAAATTCACTTCATAGTGTGATGGAGTTATTTCGCTTGGATCGTACTCGCTCTCTAAAAGAAAGGCCCAGCTATGTTCTGTTGCTTTAAATGGCATCTTTAAGGTGTATCTGTGGTTAATCCGTAAGGTGCAACGAAGCCAACCATTCCCAAGCTATCTCGTCCCTCTGTATCGGTCAAGTCTCCTGTTGTTGTTCCTGATGCTTCTGAAAATGCGTATATGTTATGAATGCCTGTGAAGCAATTGTTCGGATCATTTCCAGCACCTAATCCATATACTTTAGTGAAATCTGCATCTGCGGGCAAGCCATAGCCTAACACAAGTTGAAGTAGGTGACCGCTTAACATTTCAGCTCCTGACCTTGCTGCTCCTACGGTCAAATTTACATCTGTATCTGTGATGGTTGTTTGTGTTCCCGTCTGAGTATCGACCAACGCTCCATTATAGTAGAACTTTACAGTTACATCAACTCCGACATTCACATCAACTGAAACCCCGTAGTGCTGCCAATCGGGCTGATCAGCAGTCGGAATAACATAGGTTGAAGTTATGTTTATAGTGGAGGCTTTGACTCGCATATAACTACCACCCGCAGCGTTAACCCATTGCAGTTTTACTTGAGCATAAGTTCCCGTATGTTGCCTTACTCCGAAAACAGAACTATTGTTGTTAAACCTACCGCCCGTCCCTGACTTCAGCCACACCGAACAAAACCAGTCCGAGTTATTAAAGCCGTTAAAGCTCGTAGTCGTAGTGGTCGGAGATGCACCTCCCTGAGTGGCCCAGTCACCCGAACCATCAAGTTGTAG